ATAGTATCAACAGGAAATCGTCAGCAGGCTTTCCATGGTGTCATACAAAGAAACGTTTGTTGACATTTTTGGAGAGCGATGAGACTTGGCAGGAGCCAGTAGATATTGATGATTGTGTGAAAAAGAGAATTGAGGCTCGATTGACATCATATCTAGATGGCAAGCGTACACATCCCATTTATCAAGCATCATTGAAAGATGAAGCTTTGCCTTTGAGAAAGATAAAATCGAAGAAGACACGTGTGTTCATGGGTGCGCCTGTGGACTTCACGTTGTTGATGAGGATGTACACGTTGGGCTTTGTGCGAATAGCTCAGCGAAACAAATTTGTCTTTGAGGCTGCACCTGGGGTGGAAGCCCAGTGTGTTGAATGGGAACATTTGAGAGACTATCTGACAAAATTCGGCGAAGAGAGAATGATCTTTGGTGACTTTTCTGGTTTTGATTCTTCTATGCGTGCACAATTTATATTAACTGCATTTGATTGTATTATTGATTTTTGTATTGCATGTGGTTACACAAAAGAAGAGGTTCGAGTGTTGAGAGGGATAGCTGAAGACGTTGCATTTCCCACAGTGAATTTCCATGGTGATTTGGTGGAGTTCTTTGGGAAAAATCCTTCTGGACAAGCTTTAACAGTTACCATTAATAGCATTGTTAATTGTCTATATATGCGTTACTGTTATTTTAAGCTAAATCCAGAAAAAGAATTCGAGTCCTTTCGTGATAACGTTGCCTTACTTACGTATGGTGATGACAATGGGATGGGCGTGTCTGAAGAAACCCCGTGGTTTAATCATACCTCGGTGAGCAAGATGATGAAAACTATCAACGTAGTTTACACTATGGCTGATAAAGAAACAGAAACACGTCCCTATATCCATATAGATGAAGCGTCTTTTTTGAAGCGAAGATGGAAATATGATGAAGATTTATGTCATTATGTTTGTCCATTAGAAGAATCATCTATTAGGAAATCCCTTATGATTGGACTAAAATCAAAAGCTATCACAGCAGAAGAACAAGCAGTATCAATTATGCTGTCTGCTCTTAGTGAGTACTTTTGGTATGGAAAAGCAACGTTCGAGCTTTGGCGGAGTCGATTTGTCAAGTGGCGAGATGAACTGGATCTTCAGGAATGGGGTCCTCAGTTCGATACCTGGGATGATTATGCAGACAGGTATTTTGAGCGCTCGCGATATCATTACCGTGAATATCAGGATGGAGATGAGCACCGATGCTCCATCTGCGGTAATGTTTGTGATGTTATGCATAGAGAGAACGACTTCGTGTTTTTCTGCTTTATGTGTCAAGGTGCAAGGGATCTTTTTGATTCCTTTGTTGCACGTCATGGTCCTATAGAGTACTATGAGTTAGTAGATGGGATGTGTGACAGATGTGACAAAGAAGAGTTGTGTGTTCGTTATTCTAACTCCTTTAGCCTGGAGTTGTGTAGAACATGCAACTTTGCTGCTCTTCGGGGTAGCCGCTAGCGTCCAGTCGATCTGCAGACTTAGGGTTTGATCTATCCTACGGTCTGAGTGTGCGATTGGGGGTTATGGATGATTACCGTTTTTACGGTAGGAGCCACACTCCACAAATAGATCTAGTCTGCAGTTAGAAGGTTGTGACTGTAGATGAAACAAACGACCTAGCAACAAAAACGTTGAAAGTGTGCCTGACACTAATCAGGCTGGGATGAATCAGCAGTCCCAAGAATTTGCTGATGATGTGCAAAGAGTCGAATCAAAGAATGCTTCGCCTGTTGATGCTGTGCAGCAACAAACCGCAAGCTTTGTAGACCATAACAAAGGTGATGTAGTGCAATATAGAGC